TTTGATTAAAAATCCTGATAAAGTGAGAGGAGGAGAAAATAATGTACCTAAACAGGATACGTCCGCCGAAACCTAAGTTTGCCGAAAAGGTGACAAAGGCGGACTTTGTACCGGAGGAGCCAGTCATTAAGGACCCAAAAGCTACAACTGCTGACGGTGTCGCAAAGGAATTCGATGTTCCGATGGATGTGCTTGAGAAAGTCGACCCGTCGGGAGAAATGTTTGAGACTTTCAAGGAAAACATGAAACCGGACATTTCCACCTTGCCGTATTCCGAGCTTAGAAAACTCGCTGCGGAGAAAGGGATTAAAACGTCGAGAAACCCTAAAAAGGACGAGCTTATTGAGTTGTTAGGAGGTTCAGATGGATAAGATTGAAAAACTCAAATCAATTAGCACAATACCGGCTGATGCAGAAGCCGATATTGCTCTAATAAATCAATACTCGGTGAAGGAACTGACGTCGCAAGATGTCTTTTGTTTTTCTATTATCCTCTGTGATAACGAGGTAGACCGCGACATGGAGCGTTTCACAAGCGAAAGCCTTGATAAACTGGCGCCGATGTTCCTGGGAAAATCGGTCCTGTTCGATCACCGCTGGAGTACCGAAAAGCAAGTCGCGCGGCTATACCGTACATTCGTGGAGGAATTGAGCGAAAAAACTCAGATGAGGGAACAGAAGAGGGTATTGCGTGGCAGTGCCTATATGCTAAGGACGGAGGAAAACGCCGAAATCATCAAGGCCATAGAGGGCGGCATCAAAAAAGAGGTTTCCGTGGGCTGCAGCATGGGTGCCTGTGCCTGCTCAATATGTGGAGAGAAATTCTCCTACAATTGGCAGACAGGGAAATATCTTTGCGAAAATAACCACTTCAAAGGTGACACCTACGACGGCAAAATGTGTGTTGGCGATCTGACGGATCCTAAAGATGCTTATGAAGTATCCTTTGTGGCTGTACCGGCGCAAAAGGGCGCAGGAGTGACCAAGGGCCTCGATGGGGAATTCGACCACGATGGAGAATTTGATCGCATTGAATTCCTGAAGACCTACGACCTCAGCAAAATCAGCGCGGAGGACAAAAAAGAGATCATCAAGTTATTGCAAATGTCGCTCTCGGATGATGAGGAGCGCAAAGAACGGGCGAAATTACTCGCCGAAAACAAAAAATATTTGGAGGTAAAATAATATGACACTTTTTGAACTGAAAGAAAAAATAGCAACATTGAACGCGGCTATCAAAGCCGATGCGGACTGGATAGCGGAAAAGGCCGCGGATCCCACCGTAAAAATGGAAGAAATCAACGCAAAAACGGCTCACAGGGATGAGTTAGTGGCAAGACGTGACCTGCTCCAGAAGCAGCATGATGAGATGGAAAAGCAGCAGAGAGAACACTTGAAAGGGCAGAATCCCACCGGTGATCCCGAAAAGGACGACACTATCAAGAGAAAGGCAGCGTTTTTCAAAGCTGCACTGGCGGGGGATATGGAGGGTGCTAAAAAGGCATACGGCGGACTCGGCGCGATTCCTGCCAGCACGGCAGACCTCGGATACGGTGAGAATCTTCTCCCAACCAACATGGAAACAGAGCTTATCACCGAGCCGTTTGAAACCAACAGCCTCAGAACAATTGAGCAGGTGTCGCAGGTTACCGGCCTTGTTGAGCCGAAACTCCTGTTTGATATTGAGGATGCCGACCTTGCCGATGTAACTGACCAGGAGACGGCAAAAGAAATAGCAATGACCGGCGGAGATGTTGAGTACGGTCGATTTAAGACTAAAATAACTGCAACCGTGAAAGACACAGTCCTCCACGGAACCCCCACAAACCTTGTTGCGACCATCGAGAACGCTCTTCGCTCCGGCCTTGCAAAGAAGGAGAAGATGCGCGCGTTTAATACCACAGCTGACGGCACACACGATCACATGTCGTTCTACCTCAAGGGCATCAAGTCAGTTGCAGGCGATGATTTGATTGACGCTATCCTAAAAGCTCTGGGCGATCTGGCCGACAGCTACAGCGAAAATGCCTGTGTTGTTATGCGCAAGACCGACTATTTCTCCGCAATCAACAAGCTGGCCAACGGTGGGGCAACTCTGTGGGGCAAGAAGCCGGAAGATGTTATCGGATATCCTGTCATATTCAACGACAAGGCAGTCGTGCCTGTAATCGGTGACTTCCGCTATGCGCGTCAGAACTACGACATCGGCACCATCTACGAAACTGACAAAGACGGTAAGAAGGGCGAATACTACTTCATCCTGACCGCTTGGGGCGACCATCAGATTAAACTGGCAAGTGCATTCCGCTTAGCATATGTTCGTGTTCAGATTATTGGCGCGGGCATTACGGATACAACCGTGGCCGCTGAGGGCGACATTGAGGTTGATAGCCTTGTGTTTAATGACGGAGATGACGGGACTGAGCACTCAACAGTGTCTTATTTGTGGCAGAAACTTGTAAACGGAACTTGGACTGACCTGACCTCTGCCTATACCGGCTATAACACCGATACACTGACAACCAAATCCGGGGATGCAAACGCATCATTCCGTTGCAAAGTAACCTTCACCGATGATGACGGTTCAAGCACAGTTTACACCAACATCGTGACAGTATCCGCTACCTAAAGGAGGTCCACTATGGCAGTAACGGCGAAAAAATTAAAAGAATATTTGCGGCTGCCGCCTGACGACTATACTTTGACGGGTGATGCAAGCATTAACATTGACACTTTCGCCGCTGCTGTCACCGAGAGCGGCACCTATACGTTTATAAAAGATGACGGCTGGACATTAAACGGTTCAGCCGTCGATCTTTCCGAGTATGGGATAACAGCGGACGCAGAAGAAACGGAAATCACAGTAGAGTATTCGACTGAAAGTGTTGATGTATACCTGCAGGCTGCCAAGTCAAAAGCAAAGGCAGCAGGGATTCAGGAGTATACAAACAATGCTCAATACGATCTGTTTATTATGGCTCTTGCGGCGATGTACTATGATAACCGGGGCATGGTGTTCCAAAACCCGGCAGACGCGGCAAACGCACAGAGGATGATTGATAGCTTTGTACTTGAATTAAGGTATGGTGATGAGGATGGCTAAGTATGCAAATGCCGGAGAACTCAGAACGCCGATTAAGTTTATCCGAATAGACCGAAGCAAAGACGCAGACGGTTATTCCGTTGAGGTTGAAGTGGAAGTCTTAAAGACTAAATGTAAATGGGTGAATGTCCACGGCACGGAAGTTTTCACGGCCATGCAACAGCAATTAAGGGAACCCGCCACAATCACCATGAGATACTCACCGTTGATTAATCAAAAATTGATAATTTACAAAGGCACGGATGCAGAACCTTATGAGGTTATTAGCATTGATGATGTGGATGACCGCCATAAGTGGATGGAAATCAAAGTGCAAAGGAAATCGGAGGCGGTTTGACATGAGTAAAAATAAAAAAACAAAATGGTACTGCGAGTGTTGTGGGTACTTAGAGGCTAATCATAAAAACATGGATGGTTGTTTGTGTCCTAAATGTGGGAGTTGGCTTTGGCTTAGTGAGGCGATATAATGGGCAAATTTGATTTTGAAATACCAACTGACTTTATCAAGCAATTAGGTAAATTAGCTGATGTTGACCGTATCGCACCGCAGATGTTGAACGAAGCTTTACCGATACTTGAAAGGAACGTTAAATCCGAGGTATCAAAGCACGTTGTAAGCGGCGATTTATTAAAATCAATAAAAATGTCTAAGGCAAAGAAAAATAAGTACGGTTATTATGCAAGCGTAAGACCAACAGGGACGGACAAAAAGGGCGTAAGGAACATGGAAAAGCTAGTCTATTTAGAATATGGTACTAGCAAGCAGGCATCCAAACCAACGCTGACTAAAGCCATTAAGGACAGTGAGAAAGCCGTACTTGATAAAATGCAAGAGGTGTTTAATCGGGAGGTGGGCGAGTGAATGTAAACCCAATAGTAATATCTGCCCTCTCACCTTTAGGCTTGCCAGTGTCACCTAATACATACGAGGGAACAGCAGACGAGTATATCATATTTAATTATGCCGATGAAAGACCAACGGTGAGAGCAGACGATACCGACCTCTACGATGAAACCACCGTGCAAGTACATTATTTTACAAGGGGCAACCCACAACCAAACAAGAAAGCCATTCGCAAAGCATTAAGAGCGAGTGGTTTTACTATTATATCAACATCCGAATTCTACGAGAGCGACACGAAGCTTCAACACATCGTTGTCGAGGCGTGGATTGACGGAGTAATTAACGATTAAGGAGAGTGAGAACATGGCTAAGATAGGACTAAAATATCCAGTTTATAAAACAGCAACATCTCAGGGTGTTATAGGTAAGGCTATCCAAGCAGACATAGCAATAAGCGTTAATGACGTTAAGCTGTACGCCGACGATGCAATAGCAGAAAGCGACAAGTCGTTTCAAAGCGGAACACTTACATTAGGAATTGACGATTTATCCGACGCCGTGCAGACCGCATTTTTAGGACACACAGTAGACGATGGAGAAATCACAGCAAAAGGAACAGACCAAAACCCGTATGTTGGGATAGGGTTTTACGGTGTAAAGGTTGTTGGTGGTGTAAGAAAGTTCAGAGCAATCTGGCTGCCTAAAGTGCAATTTGCTGAACCCGCAGACACTAACGCAACTAAGGGTGACACCGTAGCTTTTGCAACTCCGGCGCTTGAAGGCACTATAATGCTTGATGATGACGGCGCTTGGAAGTATGAGCAGACATTTGACGCCGAGGCAGAGGCTATCGCTTATCTACAAGCTAAGTCGGGCGTGAAAGCACAATGTACTAAGCCGATAGCTAACAAAGCAAGCGGAACATATGAAGAAGAGCTTGAAGTTACATTGACAGCTGGTGAAGATGAAACAATCTACTATACAACCAATGGCACAACACCATCCGCAGATAATGGGGACACATATAATTTAGCTATTGAAATAGCGGAATCATGTGCTTTAAGGGCTATTGCTGTTAAAGAAGGAATGAACGATTCCGAAATCGCAACCTATGAATATATCATAACCGAATAGAGGGGGGCTTAATTGCTCCCTTTTTATTTTTAGGAGGAATGTATGAGTGATTTAAAGCCAAAGGGCACAAAAATAAAGCTTGGCAAAAATGAGTATGGCATGAGGTTTACGATTAATGCTATAGATGATATACAGGATAAATTTGACATTTCAATTGAGGATCTGACTAAACTATTTCAAGATAGCAAAACGAGATTTAAAAACTTAAAATATCTTCTAGCGCTGCT